TCCTCCGGCAGCTCCGGCTCCTCCGGCAGCTCCGGCTCCTCCGGCAGCTCCGGCTCCTCCGGCAGCTCCGGCTAATGATCCGCCAATATCACTAAAGCCCTCAAATAATCCTTGCCTTCCTTCGTTAATTGCATTTCTGGATCCTATGATGCCAGCAGCTCTAGCATTGCCAATTCCTTCTAAAGTATTTCCTATACTCTGTCCGGATTGTTGAGCAATACCGGCTTGACCAGACGCAGCACCTAGTCCCAAGTTAGCTAAATTAGATCTTTGTGTAATACTTTGACTTACAAGGTCAGTGCCTAGCCTTAGAAGTGAGGTTTGCAAGGCTTCTGCTGTTCCACCAGTTCCTAATTTTCCACCAGCGGCTTGACTTGCTGTTAATCTACTTGAAGCGTCATCAGCTAATGATTTGAAGAAGGGGTTATCTTGAATGAATGCAAGTTGTGCAGAGGGGTCGTTTGTTAAGTCTTGTAATCCAGGCAATGCTGACTCTCCAGCTTCTTTAAATGGAGATAAGTCTTCTCTAGCTAAATCTCTGGATTCTTTTTGGAAGGCAATAGACTCTCTCGCTAAAGCTTCTTGTGCTGCGGCGGCTTGACTTGCAGCCTTAGATCCTTGTTTTCCACCCGAGATACTATCAAATACTGAACTCATAATCTAACTGTAATATGTTATAACTGATACCAGCCTTTAAATATGTATTTTTTACAAGGCCTATAGCTTTAAAGCAATTCATTTTTGCAAAGGCTATAACTTCTGGATAAACAAGGGGTATGTGGCAATATACTGATTTCTTAAAAAATCTCAATGATAACTCTAGGCATATCTTGGCATACTCCGCTCTATATGGCTTTAATACTGCAAAATGGAACTTATCCCCATCGTCTATATTAGATAGACCTATAATCTTGTCATCCAGATATAAACCGCAATATTTAAAGATATCGTATCCTATTTCTTCCTTGAATAATTTCTTGAATTCTTCCGCTGTTGGGCATGTATCATCTGCTATCCTGCTATAAATCTCATCATCAAAGAAAATCTTATCAATATCGTCTTGTGTTGGTTCTCTAACCTCAATCATACATAGTAACCAAATAAATCAACAGACCACGTTTCCGTTGTTGCATCCGAAGCCGTCTCAATATTCACCCTAAAACTACTATTGCTAGCCTGCACGGGTAACTCTGTTGCATCGGCCGGCTTATCAATTAAGAAATATTCTCCGTTAGCTATGGTGTATGTAATACTATTCAAGAAATCGTCATAGGTTGCAGAATTGCCACCAAAAGAGGCAACAGCTTGCGTTGATTTTGATCCAGAGGTAAAACTAGTGGTTCTAATGACTATATATAGAGGGATAAAGTCTTTGTCAGAGGGTATTTTTAGTAACTCTGTGCTGCCTGTTGTAGTTGCGTCTATATCTTTAGTGGTGCTGATTAAGACCGGCTGTTTGTTACCATTTAGGGTGAACCATAGTTGATATAGTGAGTCGGTTAGCTCTTTAAAGTAGCTTGATAACTCTGGGTCATCTAATATGGCTTTAGGAAACTTTACTGGTATAGGGTTTAATTCTACTGTCAAATCCCTACCTCGCCTTCTGCGTAACAATTCTTTATAGTGAATGATACTGGGTCACTAATTTTTAGTCTTATTATTCTTGAATAGAAATTACCAAGAGCGTTCCATTCTACTTTACGCTGGAACTCGCCTAGTTTACCAATATGGCCCCTAATCTCACTTCCGAAAGTTCTTCCGCCATCGTCTGAAAAAGACAACATGACTTCTGGATCTTGACCTTGACCAGATAAAAGACCTATTCCACGCTCCATGTTTACAACAAACTTACTCATAAATATTTCTTTATCGGGAGCTCCAAATAGTTCTCCGTCAATAAGTCCTGTATCTCTATAGCGAATGATAGTATCGCCATTGTCTGTGTAGGTATCAAAGTCTAACTCATATATATTACCATTCTCATGATCTTCTACTAGATGTTTATTGTAGATACTTATGTAAGAATTAGCTTTGGTCCTATCTTCTTTAAGGCCACTTGTCCATTCGAACCAATTGCCATTTTCAGCATAGATCCAGCTTTTATTTGCACTTGGGAACACTACGCATATCAGCTCCATGCCTCTTAGCTTCATAGTCCATACTATGACATCACTAACATCGGCATATGATTGAAATTCTTCCACTATTGCTGTTGGTGTAACGCTGCCATAAGAGCCGCCTTTCATTCTATATAATTCTCTATCTTCACCAAAGAAATAAATAAAACTAGAATTACTATCAACTCCATACAAACCAGCTAATCCTCTTTGAATAGTTCCACCTTGCACTTTATCAAATGGTGGTCGACCAACGCCGCTATTCCACCATTGTTCTATTGTTCTTTTGCCAAACATGTAGACTACTTGTTCAAAAGCAAATACTCGTATTAAGTTGTCAGCTCTGCTTTCCGCTGTACCATAGTTTAAACCGTCTATACTAGCAGGATCTCCAACGTCAGAAACCCCAAATTGGTCTCTGTCTCCATCGTAGATAGCTTGGTTGTTTAATACCGTTACAGAATCGGGGCTTTGTAAATCGACATCTGTTACCTGGGTTATTGTAGTACCATCATAAATAAAGGATTTTCTGTCCGCTATAATGATTAGTTTAGTACCAATAACATCAAAGATACATTGACCTACGCCCTGTATAGTTCCTACGCTTGTATGAACGCCAGAACTATCAACAGAATATAATGAATTTCCGGCAACTCTATGCAAAACATCGTTAAACCTAATCGTTCCTCTTCCCTTACCCTCAGCAGTCCCAAATGACTTTAACCCAGCAAAGTTTTGCAAGATATAGCGATCCTTAACATTAGGATTGTCTATCAACTGAGGTAGTAAGTTTCTAGTAGTTTGAGCGGAAACTGGTAAAGACCTATGCTTGTAAGTTCCTCCGGTAATATTTATAGTTACAGTAGCCATTTAAAAATCTGTTGGAGGTTCGTCTGAAACATTCTCGTTTGATACAAGTTCTGTTATGTTCGATTCGGCGCTAACAAAATCTAAAAGAATTCTGTCAACTCTTTCTTTATTAAGAGCGTAAGCATTGTAACAATTCTTAGCAATCATTGCCGTTAGATACGGTGTTACTTCAACTGGTACTGTAGCAGTTGATGACCAAGAAGCCAAACCTTTGTCTTTTAGATAGGCATAAACCTCGTCATATCCCTGCTCAATCCTTGTTGCATCTTGTGCTTGTAAAGATTGACCTAAGCGCAAGATACCTAGATAATCATTAGCTACTCTGTCTCTTATTTCTGCTTTTGTTAATGCCATTAATTACCCGTTTTTCTTTTTAAGTAACAAGTCAATTTTCTTGTCTTCTTCTTCTATTCTTCTAGATCTTACTTTAGCTTCTTCATCTATCTTAAATAGAGTTTCAGCTTCAACCCCGCCTTCAATAAAGCATTGGTTTCCAGAAAGTTTAAAAATAATAAGTTGATTAGCTTCTATATCCTCAATGTTTGTTGGCTCGCCTCTTCTAAATACAATTTGATTCATGAATTTAATGACCGCTGGACTATCTGTTCCAGCTCCTACATAAGTGAATGTTTTAATCTTAGAAGTTGGAGCTTCTGGCACATCTTGAACTGCTGGTGAGTCTGCTACAACAGGTTCGGCGCTCGTTCCCAAAACGCTAGGATCTAATTCCTTTATTTCTCTAGTGGTCATATAATCCAGGATCTTCCCTTTAATATCCCTACCTTTATCTTCAGCTGCAACTTTTAAATCTAGGTTAGCAGCTATTCTCTTTAGAGTATGATAATTTGTAATCTCTTCAATATTGTCCATTTTATTTCAGTAGTTGGGTTGATAATAATGATACGTTGCTTTGTCCAGATTCAACTGATCTAGCAACTTTAGCCATTCTTTCGTAAGATTGACGGCAACCATCATGCGTCTGAATTAAACGCTCTCTTTCTTTAATCTCATTATATAATATATCAATCTTCTTTTGATGCAAGTTTACCATTTCTAGGAACGATTCTTGAGTGAATGGAGGTAGTGCAAATGGTGTTTTGCTTATCCCTTTCTGACCACCTTTCCAGTCTCTACCCTCTATATAATCCATTTTCGAAAGAGATGATTCTTCCGGTATCACAACCTTAATTCCTTTAGCCTCTGCAAATCTAACCCATCCCCACATACAAGGCCTTTGCCAAAAATATTCATGGTCATCAACAGCCATATCAACACCATAGATTCCAATCTCTTTAGCGCCTTGTAAGATAGCGTAAGCCATCATGTAAGCCGGTGAACTAGCGAGAGATCCGAACTCTGAGAGCTTCGTAACTTTATCGTATGGAAAGATTGTTATGTTTTTGTGTGTAAGGGGGAATTTTTCTCCAACTATTAGAGGATATTTGCTATCAACTAGCCATTTACAATATTTATCTGAATCGGGATGTTCTGTTAAATCGTCATGTATCTCAAAAACTTTAGATACTCGTCTATCTTTAAATCTATCTAATCTATTTCCTAATACCCATATTTCCCAACTTTCATCCTCGAAGGGAGCGAGGAATTCACTTGATGGAGCGCCGCAAACAATAGCTATTTTCATATATAATCTTTGATTTGTAAGAGGGGGTTTTTACGCCCCCTCCCGGAACAAATCAGAGATTAGTTTAGGTAACCTAAGATTTCAACTGTTACTGTACCAGTTTGAGTGGTAGCAGCACCATTTAAAGTACCGTAAACAGTTAGAGGGTTTTTAGGGTCGGTAGCTTGTCCACTTACTAAAGAATAAGCTTCTTTTCCGATATTGGCAGCATCGTCAATAACCGGAGTACCTACTACAGTAGCTGTAGTAAGAGTAACTAAGCCATTTCCTAGAGCGTCAGGATCGTTAGTGATATCATCACTAGCCAAACCTAGATCAAGAAGAGGTGCACCAGACGTAGCGCAGTCATCGTTGTAAACTCTAGAAGCTCCACTAATGCGAGCATTAGAAGGAATTTGTCCGAAATCTACCGTTACAGCAGTTGCGCTGGCGGTTAATTCAACAGTTGAGCAAAGTAATACTTTAAGGTTGTTAGCCTCACCTGGGCCAGCAACGATATTTTGAGCATTCTTTTGTTCGGTAGCAGTAAAACTATAAGTAGTCATAATATTTCTATTTAAAATTAAAGGTAGGAGTTTCCTCCTACCTCATGAATTAAGCGTCTGCAGAAGCTGAGTGGAAGTGAGTAACAATTCCATGTTGCTTGTTGTTGAAGAAAGCTTTTTTGATGTCATGTTTCATAGAAATACCAACACCATTTAAATGACCGTAGTCATCCTCTTTTCTTAAGTTGAACTGAGCGTCTTTTCCTCTACCGAAGATAATAGACTGAGCACCACATAGGAAACCAACTCCAACACGAGATGAAGAGTTGCCACCAGTTGCAAGACTGTCACCAGTTGCATTAGCGCCCCAAACTCCATCAAACTCATTTGAACCAGTTCCATCAATGAATCTGTCAAGATCAGCAACTTCTTTAATTAGGATATTATCCCACATTAAATCGCCGCCTTTGAACAAAGGATTGTTCTTAGCTCTTGGCATAGCTTCTCTGTTAGCTTGTTGCATAGCAGTACTTTCTCTTAAATCTCTGAAGCTTAATTGTCCGCAGAAATAGATGAAGAAAGGCTCATCACCATTGATTTGGATAGGTCTGATAAGTGGATCAGCAGACATTGCGATTCTTTTAACAAGAGTCAAAGCGTCTGTGTCTAATTTATCATTAGTAGTATCAATAGTAGCTAGTGAGGTAGTGTGATCACCGGCAGTTAGGTTGCTTTTAGCTGAACCATAAAGAATACGATCAGAGTTGTTAGTATTCCAAGTATCCATGTTTGCAGCAGATGCAGCAGCAGAACCAGTTGCTCCAGTAGCTTCTCCGCCACCGTAGTTTTTGTATGATCCACCAGCTTCAAGAGCGCAAAGAGCTTGAATAATCAAATCTCTTTTCTTTTCCATCGTCCAGTTCATAAGAGATGGTCTACCTTCTGAAAATAGGTCGAATTCAGATTTTTCTCTTTCTTCGTTGTCGATTAAAACACCGTTTCTCATGTAGGTAGGTTGGAAAGTCATGTCATAGTTTGACAAAGCTTCTTCATTACCAGTTAATAATGATGATCCTCTTACACCAGCTCCAGATAGTTTTGCAACTAATGGGATTGAATGTTTCTTGATATCAGTATTAGTTTGGATAAGTGCATTTTCATTGGCGCCTATATAAGGACCAAAAACACCTTCTCTAACGTATTGTCTAAGAACTTTCTTCTGAAAGTTAGTGACTGTATTTCCTGAGGAAATAGAAGTATTAGCCATTTTTAATTTTAATTAAGTTTTAAAAATGCGACTATTACAAAAGCTACTTACTAGAAAGGAGAGTCAGAAAATAATTCTTCAACACCAGACCTAGCAACATTGCTATTTGTTCCTGTCGCGTTATTTAAGCTAGGTATATTGACGACCTTCTTAGATTCTGATTTAGTGTTTTGACCGTTTGCTATTTCCTCTAAAATTTCCTGCCTAAGTTTTTCCCTAAGATTGACCTCATAATTTGGATCGTTCAAAGTTAAATTCTTGGCATGATTCTTAGCGGTATCATATGCAAATTTAGCAGGATTAGATGATTCTCTCAACTTTCGAGATAAATGCTCATCATTTTTGGCTAACTCTATAAACTTCTTCTCCATGTCATCGTAATCGGGGAATTTATCCGACATCTCTTTCATGAAACTTCTGCTCATATCAATTTTTTGCTGATATAACTTAGCATCAAAAGATGTTTCGGTATATTTCAAAGCTGCTTCTGGATCATCTAGAACATCGGGTTTTTGCTCAACCTCCTCTTCCTTTTTTGGCAATCCTTTCTGCAACTCAGCAATTTGCGCCTTCAATTCCTGCGAAGTCTTTTCTAAATCTTGTCTTTTTCTTCGCTCGTCAAGAGCCATTTGCTTAGTCCAAGACTCTTCAGATTCGGATTCAATACCCGTTTTATCTTCATTAGATGAAGGCGGCTCATCATTATCGTCTTGTTTATCGCCCTGTGATTTTTCTTTTTCTTCGGGCTTCTCTTGTTCTTTAGGTTCTACAACCTCTTCAGAAGCCTCTTTTTCTAAGTCTATACTATCGTCAAATACATCAAATGATGCGTCGTTATTTTCGATATCCATAATGTTCCGTTTTAAATCGACCGTGATGCGTCGTCCATATATCGCCCGTACCTCGGCGTCAGGGTAGTATATCTTATTTGTATAGAGATATTATTTTTTAGTCAAACGTTTATTAGCAAGCCTATTGCTTAAACGCTTACGCTTGACACCTTTTCAGGGGGATTATTAATTAGTAATTGATTCTCAATAGCCATTTGAGTGGCTTTTTCTGTATTAACCTGGGCTTCTGAGAAAATCTTTGCGTTTTGTGTTTGGGCTGCTTGTTGTGCCATTTGTTGTTGACCGCCAGCGGCTTCTAATTGCGCAACTCTTCTCTTCTCTATCTTCTCGATCAACTCATCTTTGTTTCTAAGTTGCGATAGTTCAATTAATTCGATAATATCAATATCTTGAGAAGATTGCGCGAACTGTGCAAGTAGTGCGAACTGCTCGTTTTGAATATTCACAACGTCAAAAGACTGTTCTAGAACTACATCAACATCTAGCTCTGGAGTTCTATTCTTAACTTCTATTACTCTTTGTAATTCTGGGTCTTGGGTCTGCAGCATGGTCTGGTATGTTGCAACTGCACCAATTCTCATTTCTTGCGGCTTAGATTCGTCTTCTATTGTGTCTTTTAGTATTTGCTCAAGTGTGATTTGATGATTAAGACCAACCCATTTTAAATTGTCTTGGTCATCAGTAACACGAACCCACTTTTCTTCATTCCAGTACTGTTTAACTCTAGCCCAAGCTTGCCTGTTGATTCTCTTTTCCCAATTAGAGAACCCTGTATAAATAGAGTTGATTTCCATAGATCCAGCAGATTGTAACTTGTCTATCGCAACACCTGAAAGATCGCCNCTTTGNCTTTCTCCNGCTAGTTGNGCATTGAAAGATACAGCGTCTAGTTCTGATTTAGCGTCTTGGTATATCTGGAATTGTCCTTGTGTCATGTCGTTGGTGTTAAGTACCTGAAAATCTTTCACGTCCCCATTATACTCAACGTGTCCGTCTGGCTTTGCTAGCTCTCTTTTTAGTTTAGCAATATCCTTAACTGCACCTTTCTTTGAGATAGTTTGTCTTGATGATAAAAGGTGGAGCGCCTTACTTCTTCTGTGGTTAATCTCGTCTTGCTGAGAGATAAAAGACCTGACTTCTCCGTATCTATTGTTGTTTCTATCGATATAGGCCGTGTCCGCTTCAATTGGACAAACTGGCTCGCCATCTTCGTTAAGATACGGGCTTTCTATGGCTTCAAGTAGGAATGTATTGCCTGAGAATATCGCTATCATCCACTTTCCTTTAGAGAAAAACCAATGTTGGGCAATCCTTATTCTTCTTCTGCCGCTATCCTTTACGAACCATTCTATTTTATCTTCAAAGGTTTCGTCAACGCTACTGGCTGTTTGTTGTACGATCTCGTCAATATTAGCTCCCGGGAATAGCTCTAGTAACTCATCCTCATCGAGCCATATTATTTGCCCCATGAACTTAGCATCTGAGAAATCTCTTTTTCTAGAGAATGGATCGAAATAGAATCTGTCCCACGGTATGTAGTTAATTTCTATTGCTGAAGGATCTTTCTTTGTTGCTACAACCTCAACGATTGCCGCGCAATATCCTTCTACTACTTTATTTTCAAAGCATTCAGCTTTTGTAATGTTAAAGTCATTATTATCTGATATATATCTTAAAGCGTCGGTTATTGCGTGAGATGCACTTTCATCACTTCCTTTATTCCTAGGGAAGGCTTTAATATCGCTTTTTCTTATCTCTAGAAGACCCTTTAATCCTTCAACTTTAGGTTTTACTCTATTAATTACTACTGCGGCTTGGTTTCTAGACTTTAATGTTGCCTTCTGTGAATCTGTCCATTGATTACCGTCATAGTAGTCTCTGTCTCTTTCAGATCTAGTTCTAGCGTCAAGTGTAGTGTTTAAAAAACTTTCTACTTGGTTCTTCAAATTATCTATTAAGTCAAACTCGTTTGGCATTTTTTATTTAATTAGTTTTCCAGTCATTATCACTATCATCATCATCGTCAAAACCATAGTCAAGATTTTTTGCCTCAGCCTTCAATTCCTCAACGTCTGGAGCGAAAGATTCATCAAGTATTCTCCCAAATAAGCCACAAACATCAACTTTATCGTCAAGTTTAACTCGCGGAAAGCCCACAAGTTGTTCCATTAAGTTGTCGCCCCAATCGCAATGTGGAATCCAGACCATGCCTTGACAACTCATGCCTTGAAACGCCCTAGCATTTGCCGCTTTATTTTTGCTTGAGGTGATCCATTCTTGTCTAAAGTAACACTTTTGGGTGCGCATTTCTTTGTTTAAGAATGGCTCGATTGAACGCCTAATTGGCCCACCCTCTGCGACTGATACTAAGGGATCATGTTTATTGACCATGACTATTAGTTGATCTATCCATGTGTTGGAAGCTGCTTGACCAGACCACCAATCAACAATCCATAAATCTTCGTTTACATCATAGCCACCTACTCCAATCTCTGTAAAATCTCCGCTATCTTCTGTTACAGCGTAATCTCCGGCAATGTACTTATTTAATCTTTCTGGTTCGTCTCCTATGCGGTATCTCTTAAAGTCGCTCCTTTTAAAGAAATCTCCTTCGTCTGGCGTTGGTACTCCTTGATAGAGTGATGACCATGAATATCCTGCGTGGGTTCTTTTAGTTTGTTCCCACCACTCTTGATTAAACCAGTCTAGCCAAAGGAATTCACCCATCTTTCTTGATAGTGGGTCTGTGCTGTTCTGACATTCTGCTTGAAAGTTTAGTACACACCAACTTTCGCCATCATCAGCCTTGAACACTCCGCTGCCGCCTGTGTATTTCTCTGGGAGAATACTTCCACATAGATCATCCTCATGCCACCTTGTATTAATTATTAGCTTCCACCCCCTTGGTTTTAACCTGGTCAATAGATCGTCTTTATAAGCGTCTTTAGTCTTGGACCTTACTACTGGCGAATTTGCTTCGTCTCTACCTTTAAAGGGATCGTCAATGATTAAGCCATCAGCCCTATTCCCTGTAATGCCTGATAAGATACCACCACACATGTAAGTTGATCCGTTGGTAACGCTCCAATCATTAGCGGCGCTGTTACCTTGGATTAACTCAGCATTAAAGATATCCTTATATTCTTTACTGCCGCTTATCGTACGACATTTACGGCCAAATTTATTTGCTAGGTCTGAGCCGTAAGTTGTCATGATTATGTTTTTGTTTGGGTAAGCTCCCATGAACCATGTAGGAAAGACTAAAGATGCGTATGTTGATTTAGCTGCTCCTGGTGGGGCAAGTATAATGCAGGATTTGATTACTTTTCCTTCTTTATCAAGTAGCTTTCCTTTCGCTAAGTCTCCAAGAGTATTTAGGATAATCTCATGATGTTTTGCAGGGGTGATCTTATCTTGATAGAATTCTTTGCAATCTTCATCATNGTTTATTGGTGCGCCTGGTACAAATATTTGTTTGACAAATTCAAGGGGTGAGTTTCTGGCTTTTCGAATGCGTTGCTCCTCTAACAGAGCTAAGAGTTCTTCTTTTTCTTTTCTTGAAAGGTTTGATAAGCTCATTCTGTTCCTAGGAATAAATTATTTAGTCTCCACCCTGTGGGCCGTTAGCATTTTAGCCCCTGTTTAAAGGGCTCTAGATTTTTGCTATTTTTTAGATAATTCGGCTATTCTTGCGTTTAATTGCTCTTCGTTGAGAGCGCTTCCTGATATTTTGAATGATTCACCTTCTTTGTTGGACAGTTCGGTTTCTGTTTTATCTTTCCAGCCAAAATTATTCTTTAAATTAAAGATTGAAACAACCGGATTAATCGCTCCTACTAAGGCTTTAGTTTCTATCCAGTTCTCAATTCTTTGCTTTGCATTCTTTATAGTGTCGGAAAATTCCTCATCTTTCTCGTATTCACAAAGCGTATCTCTACACATCTTCAAGGCCATACATAGACCTGAAACAGTATAAGGCTCAAGTACTATCTTTAGTTGCCCTTGGTTATTTGTAATAGTTTCTTTCTTCTCATCGCAATCTACAAAATAAGCATTAATGAGAGGAATAATCTGTTCTTTGGAGGTATATAGTTTGGGCCTAGCCATTTTTAAAAGTTATAATCATTGGTAAAATCAAGGCTTGGATCTTTAACAAGTATCTCAAGGTAGGTAANGAATGTTTCGCTTGTAGTAATTCCTTTTATTTCAATCAGGTTCTTTTCAGCTTGTGAAAAGGTTATCAATGCATTAGCAACATTACTAGTTAGTGATTCCCCACTTATGCTAGCGCTCCCGTTCTTTACGGTCCAGGTAACACTTGTAACGGTGTTGTTATTCTCAGCCCAAGGCGAAAAATCTATATTGTAGCTTCTGGCGCTACCAATGTTAATTGAGTCTCTTATTCTAGAAGAATTATCTAGTGCTTTTATTACTATCGTTTTAGCTGCCATAATTAGCTTTTAAATGGATAAAATAATTCAGCTGTTAAGGTCGCGGAAGTTGCTCCAGCCAAAACACCTTTGATACTTAATGGTCTATCAACTTTAATTCTAGTGCCTCCTCCTGCTGCTGTTCTAGCTACACTATTTCCAAGTTCATCAGCGAGGTCAACATAGTTAGTGCCATCGTAGCTGACAGTCATTGAGAAAGTTCCTCCTCCAAAACCTCCCCTAAGGATTAGATCATAAAATCTTGCCTCGTTATTTTTTCCGGGCTTTAATTTGACTGCGATTCCTGTAGCGTCACTAGTTTGTGCGCTGAACAAAGTTTCATTTAGATTTTGTGAGGCCATGTAATTGTTGAATAGAGTTATTAATAGCTAGAAACTTATAATTTTGTTGTTTAATTGCAAATAAATAAATATTTACAGTTGTGGTTGATGTCACATAGGCAAATAGCTGAATCACATCCAAAGGGTTCCGCTATTGGTTCCGGTCCGCACTTATTATATGCAAAAGATGAATTAGCTGCGATTAGGCAGAATAGTGACGTTATAATTAGTAGTTTTTTCATTTGTTCCGGCTTTATTAATTAATAGAATTATTATATTAGCCTATTATTATTTATCTACTTAATATTACAAAAGCCTTTACCCTCCTACCTCAACAATACTTTAATAAATATTTAACTTAATACTTGACATTAATATTTACCCCTCTTATGATGTGTGTATCGGATTAAGTGATTCGGTTTTTCAGTAATTAATTAAATGGTAAAAATATGGAAATCTTAAAAAAATACTCATCAAGTCCT